GCAAGAAATGCAATCGCCGGGGAAGAGTTCGCATCAAGATTCAACCTAGACTACTTCGAGCACAAAGCAGTTCCGCGCTACATAGTAGTGGTCAAGAATGCTAAGCTTTCAGCTCAAGCAGAGAAGAGACTTGTTGACTTCCTTCAGACTGGTCTTAAGGGTCAGCATCACAGAACAATTTATGTTCCCCTCCCCGCCGACTCAGAGGGTCGTCAGGTTGAGTTCAAGCTAGAGCCCGTAGAGTCCTCAATTACTGACGCCTCATTCACGAAGTACAAGGAGCTCAACCGTGATGAGATTCTTACCTCACACAGAGTTCCGCTCCCCCAGGTAGGTGTTCACCACGGAGTTTCCACGGGAGCCACAAGGGACTCGGCAAGAATGTTCAAGGAGCAGGTATGCCGACCCATCCAAGACATCATTGAGAAGAGACTTCAGCCTTTCTTCTCCGAGAAGACAAACGCATTCGACTTCCACCTTAATGAGCTTACTCTTACTGACGAAGAAACATCCTCCAGAATCAACGAAAGAATGCTCCGCTGGGATGTTATTACTCCGAACGAAGTCAGAGAGAAGATCGGTCGTAGCCCAATCGATGAGGGCGATGAAAGAGTTGGTATATGGTCTCAAACGCTGGCAAAGTCCGGAGGCTCTGGACCAAGAACCCAGATTGATACTGCCAACAATTCAAGGCAGACAAGGACAAGAGACAACAATGAAAGCGGCGGTCCTAACCAGGCTCAGAGCGACCAGTCATCAAATCTACCGGGAGAAGGTTCGCGTAGAAGCCAGTAAATTGGCATCTACCATTTGCGTTTATAGCTGATATAACCTAATATATTTAAACAATGTCAGACACAACATTTAGCGCGGCAGAAGAAAGGGTAAGTGTCGGCGTCCTGTTTACCAAGGTAGACAAGGAAAAGAGGACCGTCAGCGGGTTTGCCACCCTCGACAACATCGATGCCCACGGGGACATCGTTGATGCAGACGCATCTCTGGATGCCTTCCGCAGATTCCGCGGTGGGCTCAGAGAGATGCACACCAACAATGCTGTCGGCACTCTGGTTGACTTCGAAGAGGCAAAGAAATTCCACGAAGAAGACAACAAGATCTACCGCGGTGTGTATATTACTGCCAAGGTTTCAAAGGGAGCCGAAGACACTTGGGAGAAGGTTCTTGACGGAACCTACAAGGGCTTCTCTATTGGTGGAAAGATCAAGAAGCGTTCGGTAATGAAGTCTGACTCTGGAACCGAGCACATGGTTATCAAGGAGTACGATCTTATCGAAGTCTCACTCGTTGACAACCCCGCCAACCCGCTAGCAAACCTTCTTACCGTAAGAAAGATTGGAGACACCTTTGTTTACACGGATCTTGAAAAGGCTGAGCCTGGTGCTCTTGCTGTCGGTGATTTCGTATCTTGGAATTCATCGGGCGGTCAGGCTCGTGGACGAATCACTAGAATTGTGAAGGACTCCACTGTTGATGTTCCTGACTCTTCAGTTTCAGTTACAGGAACCCCCGAAGACCCCGCGGCACTTATAAGAGTTTATCGCGACGGGGAAGCAACAGATACACTTGTTGGCCACAAGTTCTCAACGCTTACAAAAATAGATTCGCTTGAGAAATCACAATACAATATTCTTTACCACGCGGAAACAGGAGATGTTGTTTTGAGCGAACACGAAGAAAGAGACGGCTTCATTAATATCGGATGGGCAGAAGAAAACGACACAGAAGCCATCCGTAGAGCTGTCGATAATTACAAAACTTCTAACAAGGAAGGCTCTGAGGGAGATGAGATCACGCTGGTTCTTCACAAGAACGATGTGATAGAAGCCCTCGCGAAGAGTATCAAACTATCGAAGGAGGTGCTAAGCATGGCTACCGACAATGTAGAAGAGACAGTTGCCGAGGAGGCAGCAGTCGAAGAGACAGCCGAAGAGGCCGTTGCTGAGGCAGACGTTGCAGTCGAGGAGACTGTAGAGAAGTCAGCCGATGAGGCAGTGGAGGAAGAGGCTGTAGAAGAGGTTTCCGAGGAAGAGGAGGCTGAGGTCGCTGAGGGCGAGGAAGTAGAAAAGTCCGCAGATGGTCTTGACTCTATTGTATCCAAGGTCCAGGAGGTCGTAGTTGATGCAGTCTCGAAGGCTGTTGACGCTGCCAAGGAGTCGAAGGATGCAGTTGAGACAGTTAAGGCTTCCTTCGAAGAGACACTCGAAAATCTTAAGAAGGAACTTTCAGGGATCAAGGAAAACCTTGACACTCTGAATGGTCGTGTTGAGGCTGTAGAGTCTGACACGGCTGTAAAGAAGTCTTCTGACATTCTAAAGGATGAAGAGGACGACGATGAGGAAGGCGACTTTTGGCGAGGTTCAGGATTCCTCAGCGCAGGAGACCTTATTCGGGGTTGACGCGCATCACTGATAGGAGGTGAAACAGAATATGAGCAACGAACTATTTCAAAAGGTAGTTAACACGGCTCTTGTTTCTGGCGGCGGAGGAGGAATCCTTAACCCCGAACAAGCTAACCGTTTCATTGACTACATTTGGGACGCTACGGTTCTAGGCCAGACAGTACGTCAGATCCGCATGACCGCTCCGGTCCGCGAGATCGACAAGCTTGACCTTGGTCAGAGAATCGCACGCCACGCCACAGAGGGCGTTAACGACGGTGTAAACGCTTCACCGACGTTCTCGAAGATCCAGCTCACGACGGAGAAGATCCGTCTGGACTGGGAGCTTACTTCTGAGGCACTTGAGGACAACATCGAGCAGGAGAACCTTGAGGACCACATCGCTCGCGTGATGGCTACGCAGCTTGGTAACGACCTTGAGGATCTCGCAATCAATGGTGACACGACTCTCACTTCGGGAGACGCAGGTTACGCACTGCTCAAGGCATTCGATGGTTACCGCAAGCGCTCGCTTGACGGTGCAACTGTAATCGACGCCCTCGGTGACTACGTAAACACCAGCCTCTTCAACCGCGCTTACAAGGCTCTGCCGCGTAAGTTCAAGGTTCGTAGAGACCAGCTGCGTTTCTTCACCGGCTCGGGTATCATTCAGGACTACCACGAGTACCTTGCCTCACTGGGCATCGACGCAACGTTCCCGATCCTCCAGCCTGGTACCCCGGTCATTCAGCCCGGTGGCAACCAGAAGGGAGTATCACCGCTGCGCCCGTTCGGCATCCCGCTCTTCGAAGTCCCGCTTTACGCAGAGGACAACGTCGGAACATACGCTGCTGGGGACGCTGCCACGCCGTCAGGCGAGACAAGCGCTTCAGACCCGACGGAGGCATACCACGGCTACATCGAGCTTACTCACCCGGACAACCGTCTGTGGGGAATCAAGCGCGAGGTCAAGGTATACCGCGAGTTCGCTGAGAAGAAGGACGCCGTTGAGTTCACGGTGTACACACGCCAGGGTGTTCAGATCGACAACCTTGACGCATACGTTGTTGTTGACAACGTCCGCAGCAAGGCATACTGATCTAATCCCGTAACGTAGGTTGGCGTGGGGGCTTCGGCCCCCACGCCTCCTGCGTTTAATAGACAATGTGGTATAATATTAAAGGAGGTATTAATATGTCAAGAATAGATGAACTTGTCGAGGGCAACACAAAGTCTGAGCTTCTGGCTGAGGCTGCTGACCTCGATCTTGAGGTAAGTGATTCTCTTACTAAGAGAGAGATTGCCGAGGCTATTGTCCGGTTTGAGACGGGGGTGTCTGACGATGTAGCAATCGAAGACCCCAAGCCCGTAGAGAAGAAGGCCGTAGATCCTGCTGATCTTCAGCTGGTTCTATTTACTGGAAAGAACCCTGTTTTCCAGGTGGGAGAATATACTTTCACAAGAGAGAACCCGTTCCTAGCCCTTCCCTCTAATACTGCTGCTCACGCATACAGCACGTGGCCCAAGAAGTTTAGACCGGCAACACCGCAAGAGGCTAGAGACTTCTACGCATGAACCTTGCTTTTATACTAAGATAAAAGTATACTTATTTCATGATAGAAGTCTACACAAACTCATATGGTCGTGTTGATATTGAAATCAGGGATGGCAATGGGGATCTATCAGCCCCAGACGGACCTATCTCTGTTGAAATATTAGATTACGATCTTGTTGACCCGGGGACCGGGGATGTTGGTTCCATAATAGATTCCGGCACTGCTACTCAAGTTTCTTACAATGGGGTAGCAGTGACCGGAAGATATTATTATGAGCTGACTCCGGACGAGACGGAGTTCAACAGAAACCTCAGGGCCTCGTGGAC